AAGATGATGATTTTGATGATTTTGATGAGGACTTTGGAGATGATGAGTAATGTATACACAAACAGTTGAAATAAAACCTTTCAGCCAGAGGTATATTGATTACTATTATCGTTGTCTAACTAATACTTATAATTGTCTTGAGGGTGCTTATCGTGCAGGTAAAACTGTTATCAATGTATACAGTTTTGCAAATTATCTTGAGTATTGTAAAGATAAAATACATTTGGTATCTGGTGCTTCATCCACAACTGCTAGATTGAATGTGGCTGATTGTAATGGTCTAGGTCTTACAGCAATCTTTAGGGGTAGGTGTAAGTCAGGTAAATATGAGGGTAATGAGTGCCTTAAAATAAATACAAAGACTGGTATTAAAATTGTCATCTTTGTTGGTGGAGGGCAATCTGATAGTTATAAACGAATACAAGGTCTTTCTTTTGGTTCATGGTTATCTGTTGAGTTGGCTAACCTTTACATATCAGATGACGAAAAGGACTTCGTAGCTATGGCACTCTCTCGTCTTACCCAGTCACATAATAAAAAAGTTTGGTGGGACTTAAACCCAGTTTATCCTACTCATAAAGTTTATACAAAGTATATTGATAAGTTTTGTGAAAATAAAAAAGTCAGTATGAACTTTATGAAATGTAGTTTGTTTGATAATACTGCATTATCTGAGTATCAGAAGCAAGAATTGTTGAATACTTATCAAGATGAAAACAGTGTCGAATATCAAAGGGGTATCCTCGGTAATCGTGCTTGTTCCGATGGTTTGATATTTACTTTATTTGCTAAAGATAGTAGTGTTTGGACTTTAAATGATTTGAATGAGGCTTTGAAAGGTATTGTTGTTCAGTTTATAAGTATTGGTGTAGACTTTGGTGGTAATGGTTCTAACACCGCTTTTTGTGCTACACTTATCTGTAATAACTATCATCTAGTCATTCCTTTCTACGATGATGAAATCGATATGAAAGGTGGAAACTCTGATGTATTAGAGTTTCATAAGAGGTTTAAAGATTTTCTACAAGTAGTTATTTCTTTAAATTTAGGGGTAGTTCGATATGTCTTTGGTGATTGTGCTGACCCAGTTATGATTAATGAGATTAAATCTGTCGTTAAAGAGTTATCATTATTCAATCAGATTAGAGTATTAGATTGTCAAAAACATACTATTAAGAAGCGTATTTCAGCAAAGCAGTCTATGCTTGCTAGACGACATTGGTTTGTCAATAAGTCTTGTAAATATGTTATTGGCTCTACTGAGCATCAAGTTTGGGATAGTAGACCAGGACATGAGGATGAAAGACTTGATAATGGTTCTGTTGACATTGATATGGCTGATGCTGAAGAGTATAGTTGGTCTGCTTTTATTGATAAAATTATAAAGTATTGTAGTTAGGAGGTTTAATGATGGATTACGGTTCAATGTTAAAATGTATCAGGGGTAGATTTGGTCACTGCTATAATGTAGCCAGTTATTATACAAAAATAGGTGAGTGGCTTGACTGGTATAAAGGCTTCGTTAAAGCTTATCATACTGTGGTATACAGTAATGGTATCACTACTCCTAGCCGTGAGATGTTTCATCTGAATATGGCTAAACGAGCTTGCGAAGATTGGGTTTCTTCTGTATTGAGTGAGGATTTAAATATTGTAATCAGTTCTTCAAACAATAAATCTAGTATCTTTGTTCAGGGAAGTAAGGAAAATACAGGTGTCTTAGGTAGTAATAACTTTTCCACAATATTATCTGACAACCTTGAAAAAATGTTTGCCCTCGGAACATCTGCTCTTGCTCTTGATTTAGATGGTATTATTGTTGATACTGATGGTAATATTCTTAGTGGTAAAAATGCTACTATCAAGATTAAGTCATATAATGCTACAAGGATTATCCCTATATCTTATGAGAATGGTATAATCACTGAGGTTGCTTTCGTTTCCGAGACTAATATAAAAGGTAAGACTTATTATACTGTTAGTTCTCATATTAAGGAGGCTGATGGGTATGTAATCTATAATGATATTTACAATGCTAACTATCAAAAAGTAGAGTTAAATATTCCTGTATTGAGTGTTATACGAACAAAGAGTATAAAGCCTCTTTTTGTTATAATGAAAACCAATATCGCAAATAATGTAGATTTAGACAGTCCTCTTGGGGTATCCGTTTATTACAATGCTATTGATACTCTTAAAGGTATTGACCAGGTTTACGATAACTGTGTAGTTGAAGTAATTAATGGTCGAAGAATTATCATGATGAATAAATGTTTGCTTACTTGTGATGACCAAGGTAAACCTATTGCACCTCAAGATATGCGACAGTCTTTAATGCAGTTCTTTGGCGATGATGCTACTACTTCTATCAATGAATATATTAAGGACTTTTCCCCTAGTTTGCGTTCTGCTGAGCTTGATGCTGAATTACAAAATCAATTAAATATGTTTAGTAGTCTTGTAGGTTTTGGCACAAAGTTTTATAACTTCTCTATTAGTAGTGGCGTTACTGCTACTGAGTATGCTGGTGAAAGACAGGATTTTGTTCGTAATGCAGGTAAAATGACTAATATGATTTGTGTAGCTATTAAGTCTTTAGTATCTGAGATACTTTGGTTAGGTCAAAACATCTTAGGGGTAGCCGTCAATGCTGATGCAAAGATTACTGTTACTGCTCAGGATAACATTATTGAGTCAGATGATAAAGAAAGAGAGCAAGACCGTAATGATGTTAAAGATGGTATTATGTCAAAGGCTGAGTATCGTGCAAAATGGTATGGAGAAACTATTGATGAGGCTCAGAAAAAAATAAATGCTATTGAGTTAAGCACTGCACAATCAGCTGAATAACTGATATGTATAAGAACTTGTATCGTTTCTATGATATGAGTTCTTTTCTTTAGTTTATAATATGTTTTATTAGGTTTTTTCTGGTATGCTGATATTTTTCTATAACTGGTCTTGACAAAAAACGATATACATGTTATAATACCTATAAAGTAGTCGAGAGACGTAAAATCGTGGAGGATTAATATTATGGATAATTTAACTAATGTTTCAACTAATGTGCCTTTAACCCAGCAAAATGTGCAGAGTCAGCCTACTCAGACTCAAGTAGTCAATCAGGGGTATCCTGCTCAGCCTGTTCAGTCAGTTCCAAACAGTCAGGCACTGTTTACACAGGAGCAGTTGAATAGCATCATTCAAGGTAGAGTAAATCCGCTTAATCAGCGTGTTCAGGATTTAACAAATCAGTTAGCTCAGGCACAGCAGATGTCACAGAGTTACCTTAACGAGTTGCAAGGTTACAAAAACAAAGAAGTCGTTGCAAATGCGGGTGTTCCTACATATATGCGAGAGTTTGTTGCTTTTGAAGCCCAGAAGCTTGCTGTTAATGGAAAGAGTTTTGCTGATGCAGTGAAGGAATACACTCAGGCAAATCCTCAATTATTCAATATTAGTCAGGGCATTCAGAATACTCAGCCTACACCTCAGTCTATTCCAGCTGTTGGTCAGGTATCTTCTCAGACTGCTATGCAGAATATGAGTATTGCTCAAAATCAGCAGGTAAATACAAACCAGCCTAGTGCTGTTGCACAGGTTCAGGGTGTTGTTCAAAATCCTAGTGTTTCTGTTCAGTCTACAAATCAGGCAGGTTCAGTAGCACAAGGTGCTACCTCATTTACAGGGGTAGTTAATCCAAACGATGTTAATGATATTGATAGTGCAGTTGATACATTTCTTCGTAATAAAGGTATACGAAAATAGGAGGTAAATAGATATGGCTTTAGTTGTCGGTCAGGCTACAGTAGCCACTGGTATGTCACCTGTAGTTGAGGGTGGTTTATATGCAGATGAAGTATTTCAGGATGGTGTAACTTTCACATCCGAGCATGATGTTGGTAATGCAGGTCAGATTCAGGTTGAGGTATATTCACCTGATAATAGTATTGAACCAAAGACTCCAGGTGCTGATTTTACAAATAGTGAATATGCAAATACAGTTATTGATATTAATACAAATAACTCTTTCCAGAAGAGTCAGAAGGTTCCAGCTTATGTTCAGGCTACAATGCCAACACCTGTTCTTATTAATAAGACTTGGGCTGTAACAGAGGATATTCGTATCGCTCGTCAGAAGACAGGTCTTGCTGTATTAGTTACTGAGGGAACAGCTTCAGATGATACTGATGCTATTACATCAGCTAATGTTAAAGAAAAGGTATTAGCTATTCGTAAAGAACTTAGAAAGAAGCATGCAAAGCCTGATGTTGTTCTTGCATCAGTAGATACATATTCTGCTATGCTTGAGGTTGCTGGTAAGGATTATACACCTGTTTCAAATGATTCAGTTGTTGCTACTGGTCGTGTAGGTTATTGGATGGGTATGCTTTGGGTTGAAGCTACTTTACTTGGAGGTTCTTTTAAGTATAACAATGCTTCAGGGGTAGCTCAGACAGTTGATACTGCTAGTGTAGATTTCATTATGTATGACCATATGACTTTCTCCATCATTGATAAGCTTGTTATGCTTAGAACAATCGATAACCCTAATGCAGCTGGTTCTCTTGTTCAGGAGGAAATTGATACTGGTTTCAAGGTTACAAATGCAGCTTGTGTAGTTGTTAAAAAAAACGCTTAGTAAACCTTAATAAAACTCTTGTAGATTTAGTTTATAACAATCAGTCACTTACTTCTCTGAGTGCTAAAAATACTATGGATATCAAGTATACTTTAGCCTCAGAGGATAACAGTATTATAAGAGATATTGAGGTTGATGATTCAGGTAATCATTTTATTGAGGCTTCAGAAAACGATTTAGCTACCGTATTCACTCAGTATCCAGATACTCTCGTAGATAATTTGTTTTGGGGTGCAGGTTTAGCTATTGATGCTACTGAGTCTGCTGAAAACGATTACTTATATACTGCAAACGATACAGTTACTGTTACCAGTGGTGTAGCTACGGATGACCTTGAATTATCGAGATTACCTATGTATTCAGTAGGTATTTATGGTTTGAGCATCCAGGGGGTAGTTCTTAAGTCTGTCACTATTAATGATGTGCTTGTTGCTTCACCTAATATTGATATGACACCTGATGTTGTAACTGACCCAGTAGATTATGATTTACGAGATATTTTAGCTAATTACATGAGTTATGCTGAAAAGATTACTTTGAATATTTCTGTAGTTGTTGAAACTGACTCAGGTCAGACTACATTAACTGCTGAAGTAGATTTATCTCAAAGCGATGAGGTTCGTATAGAGGCTGGTGAGGTTAAATAAATATGTGGGTGGTTTATCCACCCACTGTTATGATAAGTCATATAAGTTAAAGTTATTTAGCTTATATTAGTTATCATAAATGAAAGGAGTTTGTTATATGATTACTGTAGATTATAATTACTACAAGAATGAGTTTCATGGCAAACTCACTGAAGATGATTTCAATCGTTTAGTTAATCTTGGTTATATTACTGTAGATAACTTTACTTTTGGTAGATTTCAAAAACTTACTGAAGATGATGTAAATAAGTTTCTACTTTTGAAAATCAAGTCGTGTATATGTGCTGTATGTGATAGACTTGATTCAGATACAATTGGGGTAGGTCTTAAGGCTTCTGAAAAAGTTGGTAGTTGGTCTGTAAATTATGCTTCAGATACATTACCTAAATCAGTAATGTCTAGCTTACATTCAGTTGTAAACTTTTATCTTGGAGGAACACCACTTACCTGTAGTTGGATTTAAAACTTTGATGTTGTTAAAGGAGGTTTGAGTATTATGTCGTTATTTCCACATACTATTACAATTTTCAATAAGTATGAACGAGATAATAAAGTATATTACTCAAGAGTAGTATTAACTGGTGTTCAGTTTGTTATTGATGAAGTTAATGCTCGAAAAACTACTGGTAGTTCTAAAGATGATAAAGTTACCTGTTATATCCCAAGAGGTGTTGTTACAGATAAGAGTTATGTTGATTCATTTACTTTCAAAAATGATGAGTCTATTGATGTAGATACTACATATACAATAGCTAAGGAAGATTTAATTGGCTTTGGGGTTATTGATTTAGATAGTTTAACAATAAATGAGTATCGAAACTCTAGGGGTAGTCTATACGAGATTACTGCTATCTCTGATTATCAATTTGGCAGTAGTCTTGACAATAAAGTATTAGTCGCTAAATAAGAGAGGTGATGTTATATGGCAAATAAAGTTGTTACTATTTCACCTAACTTAGACATATCTGGTCTTATTGTAGAAGAAGTTCAAAAGACCATAGATAAAAATAAAGAGCAAGCATATCGCAATCTGGTCAATAATATCAAAAATGATACTGACCAATATGTTCCTTATAAATATGGAAACCTTGCAAAAAATGTGCAAGATACTCCGAAAGGCTATATGTATGCGGAAGATTATGCGAGTTATGCTTTTAATCCTACAACACCATCGGGTAAGCCTAAAAATTATACCAAAGATGTTCATATACAAGCTCAGGGTAATCCAGTTGATGTTTCCGAAAGAGAGTTTGCTAAAAAATGGGCTGACCAATATGCGAAAAACTTATTACAAGGTTTGGAGGGTAAATAATGAGTATTTCTGAAATAATTGATTTTATTATTTCTTTTGTAAATAATAATTATATAATCAGGTCAGATAAAAAAATAAAGCTCACATTTGATGAGTTAAAATCTGACAAGGATAGTATTATGATTGGACTTTCTGATGATAATACTGGAGTTGAAAAAATAGACCTTACTGGTTTATTTGTTGATGGTGAATTGGTATTTCAATGCTATTATCGTATTATGGCTAATGATAATGGTTATGCTGACTTAGATGCATTAAAGGTAGTTGATGATTTGGTATCTTTTATCAAGTCTAACTATAAATTAATCAAAACTGATGATTTTTATGTTTCAGGGGTAGACATTAAGACAGTTGCAAAACTGTCAGCAGCTTACCAAAATGGAGCTAAAGATTTCATTAGTAAATTTTCTATTAAATATGGAAGGAGATTATAGTCATGGCTAATCTTACAGAAATGAGACAGTCCACTGTAGGTTCTGAGGAGCTTTTGTATTTTATCAATGTTCCTAAAGATTTATCTACAATGGCTACAAGAGAGTTTCATATGGCTCTTTTGATGGCAGAATCTAATACTATGGATTCAGGTGTTGAAACTGATGACCCAGCAGATGTTACTTCTAAAGTAGCTAGTCACGTTATTACTGCTTATAAGAAGAGTTTCTCACATTCAGGTGTTTATCTTAAAGAAGACCCTGTTTGTCTTTATGAGGAGTATCTTTTCGACCATGAGGTTACTGATAGCAGAGCCAACTGTGAAATCATTCAGTTAAAGACTTATGCTACTGGAGGTAATGTAGCTTTTAAGTATCCTGCTATCTGTGAAGTTACTTCATTTGGTGGAGATGCTCAGGATAAGGTTCATGTTGAGGCTACTTATACAATCATCGGTGAGGGTGTTGAAGGCACTGCAACTTTTGATAAAGATACAGGTGTTGCTACATTCGAGCCTAAAGAGGCAGCCTAGTATTATTTCAAGGGATACCTCTTATATCAGGGGTATCCTTTCTTTGTAGAATTTAAGGAGGATTTAAAATGAATACAATTAAAAATTTATCGAAGATTTGTGAGTTACATGTTGAGGGGACAGATAATATTGTTAGAATTGACTTCTCTGATAAGAGATTGGTTGGTAACATTCTTAGACTTATGAAAAAATATCAAAATATCGATGATAGCTTAAATAAAGAGTTTGAATCTATTGAAACTGAAGATGCTCTTGAAAAGCTAATTGCTTATGCTGAAATTGAGGAGAAAGTTCTTACAACTTTCAAAGATGATGTAGATAAAACATTTAATACGAATATTACTGAGCAGTTGTTTGGTGACACTTTGCCAGGTGTTGAACGTTATGCTGAGTTATTTAATACAATTGTTCCTTATATTGCTGATTACAAGAAAGAGGAAAATGCAGCCATTGAAGAATTAAACAAACTGTATAATACAGATAAGTTTACTGTTATAGATGGTGGTGAGGCTGATGTATAATTGCTTATTGGAGCAGTTTCCAACCGAATACAGGGGTAGTGCTATTAATACCAGCTTTCGAGTTGGTATTGCACTTACTCTTTTAACTGAGGATACAAGATTTCCAGAGGATTTAAAACTACTAAAGGCTTTTGATTTACTATATAAGGACGAGGTTCCTGATTTTGAAACAGCCTTTAATGGTATGATGTGGTTCTTGTCTTGTGGTAGGTCTGAAGTTTATTATCTTGAGGATGAACTACAAGAGAAGGCTGAAAAATACCTTGATTTTCAATATGATGCTTTTGATATTTATGGTGCTTTTCTAGTATCAGGGGTAGACTTGCATAAGTCTAATATGCATTGGTTCAAGTTTATGGCTTTTCTAAACAATCTTGGTGATTGCCCTTTGAGTCAGAAGATTTCTTACCGAGCTACTGATACTAATAAAATGAAGGGTGATACTAAAAAGTATTATGTTGATTTAAAATCGAAGTTCAAAATCAGAACTCAAGTTACAAAGGAAGAGCGTGATGCTTATCTTGCAGAGCAAAAGGAAAAATATGGTTCTTATTATTATAAATTGTTAGGAGGTAAGTAATTATGCTTTGTATCATAAATGATAAACCATATGAGATGAGTAAGAAAGCTTTTGAGATTACTTGCAATACTGTAGCTGAGCAGAAAACAGGTAGTTATTCAATATATTGTTTAGTATTAAACGACTTTGCTGAGTTTATCAATGAAAATTTTGAAAGTAAAGATGAACTTCGTAAAAAAGTAGCCGAGTATGCTAAACGAAAGTTCAAGGTAAAATACACTGTTAAAGAATAAAGTATTTTGAACTTATTACTTTTATATTGTAGTTGTTATGCCCTTTCTGTGGATATTATGAAGCACTCAGTTGTATTTCCGTTTAGGCAGTATAAAGGGGTAGTTTTAAAGAAGTAATTTATTACTTACGAGATTTCAGAGGAGAGCAGAGATGCTCTCCTTTTTAATATATGGAATATAAGTTAGGAGGTTTAATATATGCCAAATGTTGAGGTTAATGTTGGCACTAATGTTACATTAGATGCTTCACAGGCTAAGTCACAAATTAAGTCTTTGGAAACTGAATTAAAGTCTTTAATTTCTAAGCTTAAATTTGAAGGTGCTACAAGTAACTTTTCTGAAATAACTTCACAAGTAGCAAAGTTGGAAAAAACTTTTGAAGATTTGTTAAAGTATATTCCAGATAAGGAAATAGAAAAAACTGTAACTAGTTTTAATAATCTTTCAAATACATTTAATACACTAGCTTCACAGCCGTTGAGTTTTCAACAAGTAAACTCTGAGTTACAGGATATAGTAACTTCTACTAAGGCTGTAAAAGATGCTATGAATAATAGCTTTGGTTCACAAAATATTTCAAATATAAGAGCGAATGTAAATGAGTTACAAAATCTAAATACAAGATTACAAACATTAAATAGTAATATAGACACTAGAGGTGTGAATACGACTTCAGATGCTCAGACTAGACAGTTATTCTCAAGTCTTCAAAGTGCTCAGTCAAACATTTCTACATTAGCTAGTAGAGGTTCAGATGAAATAGCTAGTAGACTTAAATCAGGCTTCAAAGAGTTAGGAACTATTGCAAAGAAGTCTTTTAATGATATTTATAATATATCAAAAACTATTATCACAAAATCTGCTAGTTATCTTAAAAGTGCTTTTACATCTGTATTAAATAATATAGGTGATAAGTTTAAGTCAATATTTTCTACTTCAGCAACACCAGGGGTAGCATCCCAGTTAAAGAGCTTACTACTAGGTGCAGGGGTAGCAAAAGGTTTTAAGACTGCTGTTGATTTAAGTTCAGAATTAACTGAGGCACAAAATAGATTAGATTATGTATTTGGTGAGAGTGCGGGTTCTGTAACAGAGTTTGCACGAACAACCGCTAAAGACTTTGGTTTAACTGAAAATGCAGCGACTAAGTTTTCTGCTACATTTGGAGGTATTCTTAGTTCAGCAGGTATTGAAAGTGACCAGTTAGCAGGTCTTTCTGAAAATCTTACAAAAATGACTGGTGATTTAGCATCTTTCTATGATGTAGACCAAGATGTTTTCTTCAAGAAATTACAAGCAGGTTTAGCTGGAAATGCAGCAGCATTAAGAACTTTTGGTATCAATGTGTCTGCAACAAACCTTGAGTTATACCGTCAGTCTAAAGGTATCGAGACTTCATATAAGAATATGGACCAAGCTACAAAGACTATTCTTAGATATAATTATATTGTTGAGTCTGCTTCACAGGCTCAGGGTGATTTTGCTCGAACTCAGTTTACTTGGGCTAATCAGATTAGAACATTAAAAGCTCAGTTTCAGTCTTTAGCTTCAATAATTGGTAGTTATTTTATAAAAACTTTGTTACCAGTTGTAAGAGTTTTAAATCAGATTGTTGAGGCAGCAGTTAATGCTTTCACTGCTTTGGCTAGCTTATTTGGTTTTGATTCAGATTCTATTAAGGAGATTACTGGTGGATCTAAAGGCACTGTATTTGATGAATCAGCAGCAGGCTATATCGATGATACTGCTGATGCTTTAGACAGTGAGTCTGATGCTTTAGATAAGACAGGTAAAGCAGCTAAAGAAGCAGCTGAAAATTTACAAGGTTTTGATAAACTTAATAATATTACTACAAGTAAGGCTTCAGGTTCTAGTTCAGGTTCAGGCTCTAGCGGAGCAGGGGTAGGTCTTACTCCTTTGGATTGGTCAGCTTTAACTGATACACCTGATATTGAAAAAACACCTCTTGAGAAGTGGTTTGATGAATTTTATCAATTACTTTCAGATAAAAAGTGGAAGGATGCTGGTAAGTCTTTAGCTAAAGCATTAAATAGTGTTACTGATTCTATCTATAATAGTTTGACTGACCCTAAAGTAAAGACTAGTATTAGTTCCTTCAATAATGCCATAACTGATTTTTATGATGGTTTATTAGACTATGATACTAAAAAACTTGGTCAGACTATCGGTGCAGGTATTAATCTTATTACATATTCAATCAATGATTTATATAACCAAGCAGTTGGGAAAGACCTACTAAAGAAGACTGGTGCAAAAATTTCAGATTTCTTTTACGGTTTAGCTACTGGAACTGATTGGAAAGAAGTAGGTAAAGCATTTACTACTGGTTTCAGGTCAGCTATGGATGTTCTTGCAGGTTTCCTTGAAAAAGCGAAGGAACAGGATTTAGGAAAAGAGATTGGAAAAGCAATAAAAGATTTTATTAGTGGTGCTGTAGAAAGAGTGTTTGGTAATGGTGGTGCTGAAGAAATTGGTAATAATATTGCAGGGTTACTCAATCTCGCTTTTGATGCGATAGCAGAAGGTATCGGTGACGAAGATACATTAGAATCAGTTGCTTCAGGGGTAGTTACAACAATCAACACAGCTATTCAAGGTATTGATAGTAAGAAGCTTAGTGATGCTGTATCAGCAATATTAAATTTATTTGCTACAATATTTAATACAATTGGAGACATCGACACAGATACTTTATCTACAAACATAGCAGATGCTGTTAATGGTGCAGTTGATGATGGAAGTGTTGAAAATCTAGCTAGTGGTATTACATCTGCAATAGTTAATTTATTTAACTTGATAGGCTCTACTATTACACAAATAGATTGGTGGAGTTTAGGTAGTTCAATCATTAGTAGTATCGCTGATGGTTTAAATTCTACTGAGGGTGAGGGTTATTTAATAACTGCATTTGGCATCTTATTTGGTGTAAGATTAGTAGGCAGTATAGCAAAATTAGGTCTTGGTATACTAGGTAATGGTATAGTAGGTCAGTTAGCTAGTTCACTATTAGGGGGAGCACCTACAATTTTAGGTGCGAGTGGTCTTAGTGGAGTATTTACTGTTGCAAATGCAGCTAAGTTTGGATTATTTACTGCAGTTGCAGCAGTTGGTGTTATGACTGCTACAACTTGTGCTGATGCTTTTAATGATAGATTACATGATTCTGTAGCACCTGATAGTGTTATAAATGATATTAAGAGTAAGTTATCTGGCTCATTAGTTTTATCAGTAGACCCTAGTCAGTATTCTAGTTTAACGGATTATCGTAATACATTAAGAGAGTTACAGGGGGATTACGAAAACTTAGCAACTTTAGTTAATGACCTAAGTTTTGGTGAGGATTCTATAATATCTATAAAAGACTTAACTGAATACGTAAAAAGACTTGAAGATGCAGGTGCAGGTAGCTCTACTCAGGTTAAAAACTTGAAGAAGGCTATTGATGAGTATAATAATGCTAGTCTTGCAGATAAAGGTGCAGCTATGGATAATATCAAATCTTTAGCTCAGGATACTGCTTTGGAGTTTGAAGCTACTGTAAATACAATAGACTCATTAAATGAAATCCAGTTTAATGCATTAGATGAAAACTTCTCGAAGTTAAAGCAAAATACAAAGTTTAGTGCTGATGAAGTAAACAAGTTAACTCTTACTTGGTCAAATGCTGGTGAGCAATTATCTAAAGGTCTTTTAGATAAGGTAAATGAAACTGTAGATTCAGATACTACTGTAGATACATCTGTAAAGGATTTAGTTGATGGTGCTACATCAGATAGTAATACTCAAGCTACAAGCTCAGGTAAAGGGGTAGCTACAAACCTTACTGCTGGAGTTGCATCGGCATTATTATCAGATACAACTGTGGATGGTGCCACAAGTAGCTTAGTTGCTGATGCAACTGCTGAAAGTAATACTTTGGCAAAGTCAAAAGGAGCAGGGGTAGCAAGTGATATTACGTCAGGTGCTACGTCAGTTTTAGCTACTGATACTAGTTTCCAAACTAGTGAAGCTAATTTGATAGCTAAAGCTACATCAGATAGTAATACTCAAGCTACTACAAAAGGTGCAAGTGTTGGTAACTCTGTGATAGATGCTATGGCAACAGCTATGAATACGGATAAAAAATCTGTAGAAGCTATGATTTCGTTAGTTGCAAAATCTACTGCTAATGAAACTATTAAAGCATATGAAAGTGGTAAATCCGCTGGTGAAAATGTTATTGATGGTATCGATGCAGGTATTAAAGATGACAAAAAACAGGCAGGTGTATTTACTGGTATTCGTAGTTTTGCTACTAATTTGTTTACAAACTTCAAAGATGTGTTAGGTATCCACTCACCATCAAGAGTATTTAAGTCACTTGCAGCATTTATACCTGAAGGTGTCGCTCTAGGGGTAGAGGATAATGCTAAAGTTGCCACTCAAGCAATAGGTGATATGTGTTCCTCACTATCAGATGAATTTGAAAACACTGATGTAGATACAAGTTCCTTAATATCTGTTGGGAAATTTGATGGTATGTATGATTCTTTAATGAGACAGACTGATATGGCTTTCGATTATGTAGCTAATAAGTTTGATAACCTAAGAGATATGATTAACCTACAATCTAGTTTTGCAGTAAATCCATCAGTTAGTAGGGCTAATCTTGAAGCAGCGTATGCTAGTGCTTCTGATGTATCAGGGGTAGTTCGTTCCGTTGGAAATATCTACTCTAGATTAGCTACTGGTAACTTAGGTTCTAACAATAAACCTGTTCAGGTAAATGTATATCTTGACCAGAACAATAAGTTATCAAGTTATATAATCGATACTGTCAACGGTAATGTTACAAAGACAGGTAACTTCTAGGAGGTATAGATATGGCTTTTAAAGGAACAATGATGAAATTTGGTAATGGTTTAGTTGTAGGGCGAAATGGCGGAGTTATTCCGCCATCAACCTACAAGGTTTCTACTGGTGATGTAGATTTGGATTCTAAACGTTCATCTGCCGGTTATCTTACTCGAAATCGCATACGTGGGGGTAGCACAACAGCTTATACTGTTGAAGTTTCTTGGGATAGGATTTCATGGGATGAACTAGTAAAGTTAATAGCAGCAGGTGAAGATGCATCATTTACCTTACAGTTTCTTGACCCAAAGAGTAAAGGTGGTTATACAACTAAGACTATGTATCGAGATGCAAATATGGAGTATACAATGATTAATATTGATGGCGAAGATGATGCTTTTTGGTCTACAACTATGACATTTGTAGAGTTTTAAGGTGGTGAGTAAATGTATAATGTTAATCAAAAATATATTGATAAAATAAATAGTGATGATACAAAGGATTTTACTTTTAAGTTAAATGTAAAACTACATAAAGATGCTTCTACATTACTTACACTTACACCTGCTGATGTAGAGGTTAGTAGTTTACAGTTATCTCGCCAGGCTACGAGTAATAGTTATTTTACTTTAGGTGGTATATGTAGTTCCAAACTTACAATGTCTTTAACATCATCAGGGGTAGATAAACTGCTAGAAGCAGGTTTATTACGAAAGAATATATGTTTTGAGTATAATGAGTGGCTTAAAGTTGATGATGAAAACCAAAGCAGTTCAGATTATTCTATCAATACTGATGGTTCTGAAAACACTACTGGTAAGGTTAAAAATGGATATTTCTATATCAGCAAAGTGGAAAATTCAGATTATTCATGTAATCTTGAGTTGTATGATTCTATGTTAGCTTTCTCTGTTGATATCTCCTACAATGATGGCATCGTCCTCACACAGGGCTATAGAAGCATATTAGATTTACTGACATTATTTTGTGAATCATGTTCCAATGATGTGTATAAGATTACTGTAGCTAGTGATATAGAAAGCAGGGTTTATAATAAGGACGTTTTATTTTCTGTAGGTAATGATGGTTCTGTGGATTCTTATAGAAATGCTTTAGGTTATCTATCGATTTTAGCTGGTGGTTTTTTAGTCATCAATAGAAATGGTGAGCTTGACCTTATAAATTATAACAATTTAGGGGTAGCTGCATTAGATGAAAATGAGATTTACGAATACAGTATGTCTGAGGTTGAATACGAAATAAATGAAATATCTACATCAGTTGCTGGTTTCGATTACACAGTTAAAAATAAAACGTCATCAGATGAAAAGTTGGTTAAGTTGTTCTTTTCTGAAAATCCATTTCTTAGGGGTATCCAAACAGCCGATGCTAGCGAGCTTGATGCTTCAGTAAAGAGTTGCATAAATAATATGCTGCTGTCTTGTCAAGGTATTAAGTTTGATGGTGGTGATTTTGAAATCAATCATCGACCTGAGTTGGATTTAGGTGATTGTATTGAGTTTCAAAAAGCATATGTAGATTATAAAACAAAAAATGTGTTGACAAAATCATATAATAATGTTATACTATGTAATATCAATAGTAACTTTAATACTTTTGATAGTTGTAGTTGTAATAAATATGATTTGGAGTCAGCTTATGGCAGTAAGTCGTCTTCTAGTTTTAAGACAGCTTCGGGCGGAGGCTCATCTACTCTTGTATCTTCTTATTACACTCAGTTTTTAACTAAAGATGTTTCTATTGGTGCAGGAAAAGAGATTAAACTATTTAATAGTCTTATATTATTAAGTTCAGGTATCGGTGCTATGGCTAGTTTTGTAGCTGTTTGTAACATCACTGGGGTAGGTAATATACAATTCAATATTGTTTATGATAATGTAGCTCATCCAATTAAACCTAGATACACTTTACACAATGAGGGTTATTTCACTGTGTCATTTGATATTGGTTTAGACCCAGTAGATGAGGATATGCAACATTCGTTGAACATTTACATTAAGTCATTGGATACTGCAACAGTAGAAATAGCTACTTTAGATGCAGAGTTAATTATAAATGCATCGGGTGTTAAATCTTCTGAACCTACTTGGACAGGCAGATACGAGTTAACTGATGAAGTTGCTCTTATTAAATTACCAAATGTTATTAAAGTATTGGATTTTAGTTCTAGTATAAATAAAGAATTAAACGACCCAAGTTAGGAGGTATAATATGGCTTTAAAAGGAAAAACAACTATTCAGTTGTACGATGCAAAAACAGGAGAATTAACAGATGAAGTAACCAAGGAAAACTTGGTTACTAATGCTGTAAGAAATGCTTTAGGCGGGGCATTTAATCAGTTAGCTTCGGGTAATGTGTGGGCTAAAGGTATGTATAATTTAAATAGTTTATACAATTTACCAGATAATAAAAACTTCGCACAAGCATTATATGGTGGTGTTTTAGTATTCTCTCAGGCTATTGAGGAAAATGCTGACCATTGTTTACCTAGTATTGAAGAAATAAAGAGTTTTATAGGCTGTGCAAATCAGTCAGCATCTAATACAGGTAATACATTCAGGGGTAGTATAAACTCTGGAGAGTCAGAGATTGGCACTGACTATGTAAAGTTTGTATGGGATTTTAATACTGACCAGTGTAATGGAGACATAGCTAGTATATGTTTAACATCGGATTGTGGTGGAGCAGTTGGTTATGGTTGTGATGCAAAGTCTAGTGATTTAAAAGGTTTAAGTTTAAGAGATTTTTACTCAAATAATTTTTGGGATGCTTCAAAAGAGGCAGGTTTAGGTTATAATACTAATGGTGCTTTAATAAATGCTAAAGGTTGGGATAGTAATAATGGAAAATGTGCCTATGTAGATGGAGATTACTTACATGTAGTTTATAGGGGTAGTGACTCTAAGCAGAATATATCTAAAGTATTAGATTCAACTAAGTTTGGTTTAGGTCTTGTTGACGGTTTCAATTATGGTAATATAACATCAGCCGAAACTATTGATACTGGTATTGCCGTATATAAAGATATACCTTATACAACTAAAGACCATGCTTACTGTCAAGATGGTGATGGAAGTTATTCAGAGTTTAAGCTCGTAAAATACTCAGGTAATGGGGTAGCTGAACGAGTTACTATACCAGCAAGTAATATAAATTCAGCAATAACTGCATATTTTGGAACTACAGGTAGTAGGAACTGTTTAAGTAGTCAAGATAAAATAATTCATAACGATAAGTTATATATAGTGACTGGTCAGTTAAATTTTTCAGATTTAACTACGAGACCAAATAAACTTAGAGTTTGGGTATTAAACTTCGATGGAACTTATACATATAAGGATATCGAAGTAACCGATAAGTTGGTTACTTTATTGGTAGGCACAAATCGAAAAGGTGGTTATACTGATTCGGGTATTGGTGGTTTACTAAGGTATTACAGGGGTAGTCTTTGCTATGTTGCACCAGATGGCACTAATGGTTATGCTTGGTTTTTATTAGATGATGACGGAACTATGCAGACAAATGCCTTTATGATTGATAATGATATAAGATTATATTCGAATTACTGTTTAGATGATAATATTGATTTGATTTCAAATCCTTATATTGAAATTAATATGCATAGCCGTTCTTCAACTCTAAGCTTATATGTTCCACTATTAGTTTCTGCGTATTTAGGGACAATAAATAATCAGGAGACAGTTCTAACTAAAACAGCTGATAAAACTATGAAAATTATATATACATTAACACAGGCATAGGAGGTATGTTTATATGGATAAAGTTTTATTCTTTGTCAAGTCTAGTTTTACAGTTGTTATATCTACTGTAGTTGCAGCATTAGGAGGTTTTGATTCAGCACTTGAGTTGTTAATCTCACTAATATTGGTTGATATGATTTCAGGGGTAGTATATGCTATCATGCAGAAAGCATTAAGCTCAACTGAGTTACGAAATGGTATTATGAGAAAGGTCTTTATTTTCCTAGCTATTTTCATAGCATTGAAGGTTGATTCGTGTTTATTAGACATAGCAGGAAAAACACCGACCTTTTGGGGCATATCACTCTCGATACGAACATTAGTTGTTATTTGGTTCTGTATTGAGGAGTTAATAAGTCTTTTAGAAAACCTAGCTAATATTGGAGTTCCTTTTCCAAAATGGGTTAAAGAGATACTAGTTCAGGTATCTGATTGTGTTGACAAGTCCACACCAAGAGACGTATTAGATTGGATTAAAAAGACTTTTAATATAAAAGATAAGAATGAATAAGTAGATATATTGACATTTTCTTAGTTTTATGCTATAATAAATGAGTAATAAGTTTAGGAGCTTCTGCTCTGTTGTTCTTTCTCGTTTTACTAATCCTCTTGAGATAGGTGGGGTGCATTACAAGTTTGTAGTGTGCCTCACTTATTTTTATGTCTTTATAAGGTATTTCCAAGCACTTGTAATATAAAAATATATTTTGTATCTTCAGGGGTAGTGAATATTTACTTTTATGTTTTATAAGGTATTTTTTCTACTCACTGAGATGAAAATATATTTTATAACTTTGAAAGAAGTAAGTATGAAAAATATGTTTTGTTAGTTTATTTTCCACTTACTTGAGTTCAAAATATATTATGTATAAAATGAATAAACAATGTGATGATGGTTTTAATCTTACCCCTCACGAATATTAAATTGAACAAATGTGAGACTCCACACCACAAAGTGAATATCATTTTATATTAAACAAAGAAACTTACAAATTTATTTTAAGGAGGGTAAAACAATGAGACTAACAAGTAAAGTAGTTGAGAGTAAGGAATTTAAGAAGGAACATAGAAGTATTCATATGTTTAGTAGTATGGATAGCTTAGTAACTAAGTTTGAAGAAGTTAATGGCAAGGTTTTGGCATACGGTAGCGATACCAATGAGCAGAGTATAACTGAGATAA